TTTTTCGTTTTCAAGCCGCTCACGGCTTGATCAATCATCGCTTGGACGACCGGCTTCAAATCCTCCGGGATCGCGGGCGGCGTCGCGCCGCCGCCGTTGCCTCCTGCGCCGCCCGCGCCGCCATTGCCCCCGCCCGTGCCGCCCGTGCCGCCGTCATCCGGCTTCATGAACACGCCGCGCGCGCCACCGGGACCGAACGGCACCACGCCCATGCGAAACGCGTTGAACAGAGCGGCGAAGAGGCGAGAGAATTTCATTTATGTTTCCTCAATTGAGAGCAGTTAGCCCGGAATCGGTTTCATCGATATTACTTTGTTTCCCGCGTAGCAATGGGCGCAGATATCGCTCTGCAATACGGTCCCGCCCGTGACCCTGCCAGTTTTGGGATTCATAAATCGATTCGAAATCAGTAGCAGACAGGTTCGCCCGCCGCAGCGCGGGCATTGCAGCAAGCCCGGCCGTCCCGGCATCGCTTTAGGCCGCAGCAACGCCGCTTCGCGCGGCGTCGGATCGCGAGTGGGGACGAGTCTCACAATCCCGCAGTTTCAAAGGCTCGCGCCTGTCGCTTTCTCAATTCATCGAGTGTGATTTCTTCGCCCTGCGCGTTATACAAGTCTTTCAAATCCAATCCGCCTTCGCGGAAAAGCTTTGCGCGCGTCGGTCCCAATACTTCTATTTGCCGCTCTTCACTTTGCGTCGCCAACCACTCTTCATAAGTGAGCTTGTCGGGAACTTGTCCGTCCATGCTCGCGCGCGTAGACGCGGGAACTTCGTCCGCATCTATGCCAAGCTCACGCCATGATTTCGTGATCGGCGCGCGCGTTGATCGGCAATTCCAGTGCAGCAAGCCCGGCCCGGCGCCCCACGGCAAGTTGTGTCCGACCGGCTTGAAATTCCTGTCATATTCTTTGCCGTCGCGGATTTGGCATTGCGGCGTAGTGCGCGTGTCAAGCGTCGCGACCCATTGATAGCCCTTGATCAAATCTTCATTGGCGTCCCACACTTCCTGTTGCGCGAATGCCGCTGTGTGCGACAACGCCGTGCGAACGACTGCCTGCGCGTCACGCCTCGAAATTTCAATGATGCCGTCGGAGTATTTGTTTACGGCAGTACCGCGCACGTCGCGCACGATTTGATCGGTCGTTTTATTTTGCACAAATCCATCGGCGACCGCGCGCCGTATCGCAGTCGCGCGCTTGTCTTCAATGTCTTTCAAAAACTCTTTGAGCAACCCACCTTGGAACGGGCGCGATAGCGCTGCGGCGTAGACCTGTTCCACTGAAACCCGCGCCACCGGGAATGCCATCGCGCCCGTAACCGTTTCGAGTGCGCCTTGCGCGAAGGCCACTTCGAACGAAGTAAAGTCTTTCAATTCGCTTCGCAACGACGAATCAAGCGCGGCCCACGCGTCCGCATTGACCGTGCGAACGCTTTCCAACATGCGATCCAATCGCACGACGGAAAAACGCTCAGGGTCCATGCGTTCCAGCGTCTTCATAAGCTCTGTAAAAAGCTTGTCGTCGGAACGATTCAATGTGGCAATCATTCGCCGAACTACATTCGCCGTATAACCGCGCACGTCCACGATATGCGCGATCATGAAATCGCGAAGGCGGCGATTTATGCTAGTCATCGTCCGCCGCCATCATCAATCCTGCGGAAAACGCTGCGCCTACTGCATGTTCCAAATCGGCGATTTGCATATCCCGCTCTTGAATCATTGCGTCGCGTTCTGCTAGCTCGCGTGTCAGTCTCGCAAGATGCCGCATTGCGGCGCCGAGCGTTTCGGAATGGTCGGCCGGTGCGATGGCGCCCGCTGACGCGGGAGACGGTGGCGTCGCCCGCAGTCGTTGCGCTTCGGGTAAAGGAAGGAGTCCGCCGAAGTCGTCTGCAAGAACGCCGCCCCGCGTAGCGGGCGCGGGAATGATTGTAGCGGGCGCAGGAGGCGCGGGAGGGAAGCCGAGTGCCGTCGTATCAATTCCGGCCCGTTGAGCGCTCACGATGGCTTCAGGCGCCACCGTGCGGCCCGGCGCGGCCACGGCGACGCGCTGCACTACCGTCCGCACGATCATCCCGCTCGCGACCGCTTCTTCGCCTTGGAACGAACGCGCGTCGTTGCCCGACACGAAGAACAATCCCGAATCCGCAAACGACGACAAAATACTTTGATCGGCGCCATCCAATCCCGAAACCGCAAAATCGCCCGCCTGCGCGGCAGAAAAGACGATCCGGCCCACGGCGCCCGACGCATCGAATCCCGTAACCGCAACCGCGCTTGGATCGGCGCTTTCGCGGATAACAATCGCCACTGCGCTTTGCGCGTCAACGCCCGTAGATTGGAAATTCGCCGCGTCCGCAGCAGACAACGCGGCGCGCGTGCTGATCGCGTCTTGTCCCGCCGTCACGAACGCGCCCGGATCGGCGACGCTCGAAATCGCGTTGCTCACGCCCGCCGTCGCTGCGAATCCCGAATAGCCGAATGTTGATGACGCAATCGAAATCGTGCCAACGACGGATATCGATGCGTACCCGCTGACCGCATACGCGCCCGGCGCGGCTTGCGAGCCCGTCGCAATTGCGCCGAATGCATTTGCGCCAATGGACGTAAAAACGCCCGGCGACTCGCCTTCCAATAGCGCTAGATCGTCATCGCCTGAATTACCCGCGACGCCAAATGACGCGGGACTAGCGATTGCCGCGCGCTGCACACTTGCCGTTGCAGCGTTGCCAGATGTCCCGAAAGCGGAAGTCGCGCCCGCTGAATTGACCGAATACGATGCTACGTCGCCGTAGCCCGTTATCGCGTATGCGCTAGGCGATGCAACCGAAGTAAATGCGGGATAGTCGTGCGCGTCGAATCCCGTAAACGCATACGCGCCCGGATTTGCATCGCTTGGGATATTCGCGGGCGCGACCGTGATCGCGTCAGTCGTCGCGAATCCCGTAACCGTCGCCGCTGCGGCCGGTAACGCTTGCGATTCAAGCTTGCGGCGCAGTTGCGTTGCACGCGCGTATATGAGTTCCACGCTTTACGCATCCCACACTTCGAACGTCGCTGCGCCGTATGCCGTACTCGCAACCGCATCGTTCGGCCCACCATAACGCAAGCCCGCGCTTGTCGCTGCGACTTCGACGCCGTATGCCATGTCCCACACAAGCGCGGCGCCCGGCGTCACGCTGACCGTCGCAATGACTTCAGCAACGATGATCGTCGTCGCTGCAATCGTGCCCGGGACGGATTGCAATTGCGGCATTTGTCGAAAGATGACCGCAGCGCCAGCAAGCACGCCGAGCAGGATCGTCGGAAGCGTCGTGCCGCCCCCGAGCGCAACGCGGCATCGCACCATGACCTTACCCGATGCGGGCGCAGTGAACGACGCACGAAGATTCGTCGTGTCAATCGCCGTCATCGCCAGTGCGGCGCCGAGCGATTTCGTCGTGCCCGCTACTGCGGTTGCAGGGTCATAATTGATGTTGACAAGACACGCCATATCAGCTAGCCGTGAGGATCGTTCCCGGCGAGGCGTTATTGAATTTCACCGTGAACGAATCGCCGTCGGCGAGCGTCACTGCGGCGCCGTGATCCCAAAACGCGACGAGATTCTTCGCTGCGGCAGTCGCGTTGTATAGCACGTAATAGCGAAACGTCGCCATCGCGCCACCGGCCGCAGTGAAGACGACTTGATTCGCCGAAACCGTCATCGTTCCTGCGGCTTCGACTGCGGTAAGGCCCGTGAGCGCGACGCCACCGGCCACATAGCCATTGCCCGCTGCGATTTGCGTGATGTCGGCAAGCACGGTATTGCCGACCACGGGCGCCACGTTCGTAAGTGCGAGATTGAATGTATGCGCGCCCCAATTGTGAACCGCACGATGCAATTGATCGATATAGTCCTGAAATTTATTGAAAGCGGCCATTTATCAATTCCCTTCGTTAATGGTTTGCACTTCGATGTCATAGCCGTTCGCCGTTTTCACCAGACGCCCGACCTTCTTGCCACTCGCGCGCGTGCTATCGACATTCATCGTCATCGATGGCAATTGCACGTTCGGCGCTTCGACCGTAACGCTAGGCGGCGTGACGGTAATGTTCGGCGATTGCACAGTGATCGTCGGCGGCGCAATCCTTTGGATCGCATCCACAAGCGGCGCGAAATCCGTCGGCGGAACACGGAATTGCTGCATCGCGCGAATCGTTTCCTGCATGGTCTGCATCATCAATTGCAGCGCGTCGAAAAGAGGCTGCAAATCGGGCGCAGGAGGCGCAGCAACGGGCGCAGGGACAGGCGCGGAAGGGGAGGCGGAAGGTGCTGCGGGCGATGCTGCGGGCGCGGTTGCGGGCGAGGCGCCATCGCTGCGCGGAGGCGGCGCGGGACGTGCGACGACATCGGTAATATCGTTCTGCGAACCCGTTGCAGACGGTCTGCGAATCGGGATTACCGTCCCGCTTTGCGGATCGCCGCCGCCTTGATTACCACCACTCGGCCCGCCGCTTGGATCGTTGCCGCCCGGTGCGCCCGGGTTTCCCCCGCCAGCGCC